AACGGCGGCGGATATGCAGCCACAGCAGCTACTCAGGCGGATATTCAGAGAGGATTTGATAATTCTGCAGTAATCAGCAAACTTGACGGAATCAACAGTGGCCTGTGCGATGGCTTCTATGCCATGAATAATGGTATGCTTACCGGATTTAATGGAATCAACACAAACATCATGCAGACAGGCTTCGGTATCCAGCAGGCAATTAATGCCGATACTGTAGCGAACATGCAGAATACAAATGCTTTACAGACACAGCTTGCGAACTGCTGTTGTGAAACCAGGGAAGCAATCCAGGGCGTGAACTACAACATGGCACAGAGCACCTGTGCATTGCAGAACACCATGAACAGCAACACAAGAGACATTATCGACAGCCAGAACGCAGGAACAAGAGCCATTCTTGATTATCTTTGCAATGAAAAGATTTCTAACCTTCAGGCTGAAAACAATGACCTCAGACGCGCTGCTTCTCAGGACCGCCAGAGCGCACTTCTCACAACTGCAATGGCTTCACAGACACAGCAGCTCATTAATGCGATCAATCCAGCACCGATTCCGGCATATCAGGTTCCTAATCCGAACACATATTACGGATGCGGATGCAACACTGGATGTAATTGCTGATAACTTCATATCGAGAGTATCTTTCGATCGATTCGGATGTCGGCTTATGCCGTATTACACATAGGGGCAGGCTAGAACCTGTCCTTTTGTGATATGAAAGGAGTATTTTTATGGCAGAATTTACAAATGTAGCTGCTCAGACCGTAGCAGCAAAAGGGAATGTAGTGTTTTTAAACACAGCAGTTAAAGGCTCTAACTGCATTCAGCACAGAGAGGGGAGCGGAATTATCACTCTGAGAGGACTGACTAACCAGTGCAAGGCTAGATTTTTCGTGGACTTCTCTGGCAATATCGCGATTCCAGCAGGTGGTACAGTTGAAGCTATCTCTTTGGCAATTGCAATCTCTGGAGAACCAGTATTATCTTCTCAGATGATTTCCACACCGGCAGCAGTAGACCAGTATAATAATGTATCTTCCGGAATTTACGTGGATGTACCACGCGGATGTTGCGTTAATATTGCAGTAGAGAACACCAGTGATCAGGCTATTTCTGTTGCGAACGCAAACATTGTTGTAACAAGAGAAGCGTAGGAGGTGTGATTATGAGAGACATTAAAGACTTATGCGCAAGAATCGAAGATGAACTTTCCAAAATCGCTGATAATGGGCTGACTACCGGAAATCTGGAAATAACATACAAACTGATTGATATGTATAAAGATATAAAGAATACGCAGTACTGGGATAAAAAAGTGGAGTATTACAACACTGTCCTTGATGAGATGCGTGGCGGATACAATGACGATTACAGTGAACGTGGAAGAAAGCGCGACAGTATGGGGAGATACAGTTCAAATGACGGCAGAATGATGCCAGATTACGACAGAGGCAATTCTTATGCAAGACGTGGTGAGCATTATGTCAGAGGGCATTACAGCCGTTCTGATGGACGAGATGCTTATGACGATTACATGACGCAGAAACAGAGCTATCGTTCCGGCAAATCTGAGGACTGTAAGAGAAAGATGCTTGCCGCTCTGGAAGAACATCTGGACGAACTCACAACAGAAATGAGCGATATGTCTAAAGATGCGGAGTGCCGGGAGGAACGCGATCTTGTTAAAAGATACGTGGAAAAACTCCGGGATATGCTTTAAAAACACAAAAAGTGGTAGAGAGGTAGTTAAAAGAAATCTGTTATAATGTAATTGTGCAGCAGGAAGCACAAGTAAAACGGTTGTTTTGACATTTTCGTTTTAATCCTCCTTTCTTTAATGTAGTAGCTGGTACGCACGCTTTGATGGAAAGTTTTAAACAGGTTCGAATCCTGTCGTGCGTATTTGCCGTCTGGCACGCAAGATGGCACACCTCCTTGATTAAGGTTTTTGTTATTCATACTTTTCTTTTAAAAAGAAATAAATATCCGAAACAACTCGTGGTAGGCATAACACGTTAAATACCTTGCTAACCCGGGGATCCGGGTTATGTGGAATGTACGTTAATGGTAGACTGACAGGGTCGCGCCCTGGGTTCCGGTTCGATTCCGGGCGTTCCGCTTATTTGCTCAGAATTATGCTGTCTGTTTGCAGGCGGTCTATGGTTCGGGTAAATTATCCCATGGGTAAAGGTTAACACTTATCCTGTTAACTGCTGGACAGTTCGAAAAGTGCAGTGAAATATAGCGCAGTTGGTAGAGCAACATCCGCATAGGGTGCGTGTCGGCGGTTCGATTCCGCCTATTTCATTACCCTGCCAGTGGTCTAACTGGCTTAATCCAATACCTGCGGCGGCAGGTCAATAAACACGACCAGGAGGATGTTATGCAGAAACTTATTGACACACTTAAATCATTTGGAATTGAAATCCCGGAAGATAAGCAGGCAGATGTGAAGAAAGCACTCTCTGAGCATTATAAGAACGCAAAAGAAGTAGCGAAAACTCTGTCGAAAGTCGAGGGTGAACGTGATGACTGGAAAGAACGTGCTGAGACGGCAGAAGAAACTTTAAAAGGGTTTGACGGTATCGATCCGGCGAACATTCAGACAGAGCTTGCTGAATGGAAGAAAAAAGCCGAGGATGCAGAAAAAGAGTTTAATGCAAAAATCTACGACCGTGATTTTTCAGATGCACTCAAAGCGGCACTCGATGATGTTAAATTTTCAAGTGAAGCGGCAAAGAAGTCTGTTATGGCAGACATTAAAGAAGCAGGCCTCAAACTGAAAGACGGCAAAATTCTCGGACTGAATGACCTGATTGAACAGATGAAGCAGTCTGACGCATCCGCTTTTGTAGATGAATCTCAGCAGCAAGCTCAGCAGAATCAGGCAAGATTTACCACTCATGTTAGACAGCAGCAGACACCGGGAAGCATGACAAAGAAAGATATCGAAGCAATTAAAGACCCGTCCGAAAGACAGGCTGCAATTGCCCAGAATATCCAGTTATTCCAGTGATTTTTTTTACACCGACTATACATCAGAGTATAGCCGCTAACCCAATACCTTAACAATTATGGGTAGAAAGGATTTTTTTATGGCAGCAAAAGCTAATCTTATTATGACAAATGATATTCAGGTAACGGCACGTGAGATTGACTTCGTTACCAGATTCGAAAGAAACTGGGAACACTTACGTGAAATCCTTGGCATCATGCGTCCAATCAAAAAGACGCCCGGAGCGGTTCTTAAATCAAAATATGCAGAGGGTACATTACAGAACGGAAATGTTGGTGAAGGTGAGGAAATCCCTTACAGCAAATTCGTTGTAAAAGAAAAACCCTATGCAGAAATGACTATTGAGAAATACGCAAAGGCTGTATCTATCGAAGCAATCAAGGATCACGGTTACGAGAACGCTGTTCAGATGACCGATGATGAATTCCTCTTCCAGCTTCAGACTGATGTTACCGGAAGATTTTACGACTATCTGAAAACCGGTACGCTTACTTCCACAGAAACAACATTCCAGATGGCTCTGGCAATGGCTAAGGGTCGCATAGAGAACAAATTTAAACAGATGCACAGAAATGTGACTGGCGCCGTTGGATTTGTGAATATTCTGGATGTATATGAATATCTCGGTGCGGCTGAGATTACTATTCAGAATCAGTTCGGATTCCAGTACATGAAAGACTTTATGGGATTTAATACAATCTTCTTACTGTCTGACAGCGAAATCCCGAGAGGACAGGTTATTGCAACTCCTGTTGAGAACATCGTCCTGTACTATGTTGACCCGAACGAATCTGACTTTGCGAGAGCTGGTCTGGTGTATACCGTTTCCGGCGAAACAAACCTGATTGGATTCCACACTCAGGGCAACTACCACACAGCGGTGTCCGAAGCGTTTGCGGTCATGGGGCTTACTCTTTTCGCAGAGTACATTGACGCAATCGCAGTAATTACCATTGACGAGACACCTACGCTTGGTACTCTGACAGTAAATTCCGTGGCTGGAACAGCAAGTGGCGACACAAAAATCACTGTAAATCCGGCTAAAGAAAATGCTGGCAATGTGTACAAATACAAAGTTGCAACAGACGCAGTAACTGTTGGATATGGACAGAACCTCAGAAACTGGACTACATGGGACGGAAAAGCCGACATTAAGGCAGCAACCGGACAGAAAATCACAGTGGTTGAGTGCGATGGAACATACAAAGCACTGAACGCCGGAAGTGCAAGCGTAACAGCGAAATCATAAATGCAGGAGGTAACTGGCATGGCTTATGCAGATTATAAATTCTATACAGAATCATTCGGTAATGTCGTGCCAGAAACCGACTTTCCACGACTGGCAGAAAGAGCCAGTGATTTCGTGGACACAATGACATTTGACAGACTGGTGGATGGACTGCCGGAAAATGAGCACGCACAGAAGCGTATCAAAAAGGCGGTCTGTTCATTAGCTGAATTAATGTATCAGATTGAGCTTGCTGAGAAGAATGCTACCAATGCCGCCGCTAGTGGAGCATCAACCACAATCGGGTCCGGTGGTAGCACGACAGGCATTGTAACCTCTGTATCCTCTGGCAGTGAATCCATTTCCTACGCCACACCTCAGCAGATTGGAGCGAGTGCAAAGGAATGGAGTGCGGTGTATACCGCCGCTGGGGACGTACAGAAAACGAACGACTTACTTCTTAAGACGGCTTTACCGCTTCTGATGGGAGTAAGGACGGATGATGGAATACCAGTATTATATGCGGGGGTGTGAGTATGAAATGCAGACAATGCGGGAAAGAACTTAAACCACATTGGAGTACAGATATTTGTCTTGAGTGCTCAAGAGAAAATATGAAAAAGATATTTAGAGAAAACCCCGAAGTGAAACAGGCATTCCATGAAACTATTGAAGAACTTAAAAAGCCTGAAAATATTGAGAAAATGGCTAAAAATACAGCTAATTTTATGAATGCTGTTCAGGCGTTAAGGGGTGATAAATGATGGACATTTCAACGCTAGGCTCATGCGTGGCAATCATTATGATATGCTACATCGTAGGAATGGGCTGTAAAGCATCAAAAAGAATCTCTGATGAATGGATTCCAGTAATCATGGCGGTTATTGGTGGAATCCTCGGAGCAGTCGGGATGGGAGTTATCCCAGATTTCCCGGCAACGGATTATATCACGGCGGTTGCAGTCGGTATGTTTAATGGATTGTCAGCCACTGGCGTGAATCAGGTTATTAAGCAGACAGTGCAGAAAGAATAATTAAGGAGAGGGTATCATGTATTCATCTAAAATTACACTTTTTAATTACTACGAAAGTGCCACGACTGGAGATGCGTACTGGTACCCTCACATTTTATCCGGTGTCGACCTCATTACTGACAAGGGAGCAATCCTCAAAAAGTACGGACCAGACGCAACAGACAACGCACAGTTACACGTTCGATACACTGTCCAGAACGGCGACATAACCATTACTGATAAAGACGGCAAGATTCTTCCATGGATGCCAGTTAAAGAGTGGAAAAGACAGATTAACAACGCTCTGGAAGACACTATCACATTCTCGGATGAATCATTCTTCTGGGAGGGTGAGTGGGCTGGTGGAGCGGTATCTGATGGTGATTATCGGAGCGGATTCTACCAGTACATGAATGAGAACAGGGATAATGTGTTTAAGATTACCAGTGTAGGCGGTCCGTATACAGTGATACCGCACTTTGAGATTCTGGGTAAGTAATATGAGTAAAATTCATCATTTTAAAGGATTCTCTGTAGTTGACGGAGATATGAAAATCAAACTGAATATGGATAGATTTTCTAGGCAGTACCAAGAAGCCCAGTATCTCCTTGATGGGATGGTAATGGACAGCATGGTTCCGTTTATGCCAATGATTTCAGGAGACTTTATCAATAAGACAAGGGCAAGAAGTTCCTCTATGCAAGGCACAGGCTTTGTTTGTGCGGCGGCAGAACCTTATGGTAGATTCCTCTATATGGGAAAAACGATGGTGGACGAGCTGACTGGAAGTCCTTACGCTCGGCAGTATGCGAAGAAAGTCCTCGTCAGCCAGTTCTCTGGTCAGACAGCCGCAAAGGAAAATCTTGAATACGCCAAACAGGCACACCCACGGGCACAGGCAAAGTGGTTTGATGCCGCTAAACGACAATACGGCAGCACATGGATTCGCAAAGTAAAAGCACAGGCAGGAGGTGGCAGACATGGCGGATAAACCAATTGGCAAAGATGCAACCGGATATGAGATTCTGACAGATGCCATGAAAGCACTTCTGAATCAGTACCCCGGATTATATCAGGGCGAAAGTATCAAGTTTGAAGAACTGAACAAAGATTCCGGAATTGCGTTCTCAGCAGACAACGGGGCGCTGATCTATTCAGAAAAAGAAGATGTGTGCGGTGTAATGCATCAGGTATGCCAGTATCCGTTTTATGTGGTGTATCGAACAGCATCCGACAAGGAGAGACAGAAGTTATCTGTTCAGAAGTTTCTGGACAGTCTCGGTAAATGGATATGTCGAGAACCAGTTGTCATAAACGGCTCTGAGACACGTTTAAATGCGTTTCCTGAGCTTTCACAGGGGCGAGTGATAAAACGCATTACTCGTGATAACTCTTATAGTTTAGAGCCACAGGAGAGCGGCATACAGGACTGGTTATTACCATTATCGGTACGCTACGAAAACACTTATGAAGTAATATAACAAGTAACAACCGGCTATCAATCGGAGATAGTCGCTAACCTACACAGCCTTTTAAAAGTTATAGGCAGAAAGGACATTTCTATGCCAGTTACAGGAAAAATTGACCGTAAATATATGGCTCATTATATTGATGCAGGTTCCCTCTGCGGGGGACTGACACCGAAATATGAGCGTCTTGGAAAAGATCTGGAAGAGTATAACGTAGAACTCAATCCAGATACTGAAACATCTAAAAACATTCTCGGAGAATCCACATTCAAGCATAACGGCTACGAAGCTTCTTCTGACGCTGATCCGTTTTATGCGGATACAACATCAGACTTGTTCGAAAAGCTTCAGCAGATCGTTGATGAACGTCTTAAAGACGATAATTTGAAAACAAGTGCAGTTGAAGTACACCTCTGGAAAGAAGCAACAGCCGGTAAATACGAAGCATACAAGCAGAATTGTCATGTTGTACCAACATCCTACGGCGGTGATACATCCGGCTATCAGATTCCGTTTACCGTGAACTACGTTGGAGAACGTGTCAAAGGAAAATTTGACATTACTTCTGGAACATTTACAGCTGACAGCGAATAATTTTTAGGAGGGTATAGAAAATGGCAAAAACAATTAACACAAACATTGATGATGGATTTCTTCTTTT